GATGCTACCGCTTTTGTTGTTGTCAGCTATAATGCTAGTACTGACTGCTTCCATATTGTGGATGAGTATTTGCGTAGTGAAGCGACCACTGATAAACACGCTACTGCGTTTTTAGAGTTTATCCAAAAGTGGAATATTGAGGTGGTATTTATAGATTCGGCAGCTGCACAGTTTGCTGGTGACCTTGCCTATACTTACAACATTTCTACTACCAAGGCTAAAAAAGACGTCCTACCCGGCATTGCCTATGTGCAAACACTAGTGGAAAGTGGTAGACTGAAGGTAGCGCCACATTGCCAGAATGTGCTGGAAGTAATGGATCAGTATCGTTGGGATAATCGTGAAACACTTACCCGCGAAAAGCCAGTGCACGATAAATACTCACACATGGCTGATGCACTCCGTTACGCACTCTACACCTATACTGTATAGGTCATAAAAAATTTACGTTGACTTATTTGTGCCTAGGGTGTACAATACCAGTATCATAAAAAATTACTAAATAAAATCATGGACAAAACAGAGTACTACCTAGAACTAAAACGCGTTTTTGCCAGCGAGTTTGCGTTTTACCTAAAAGCTGCAAATTTTCACTGGAACGTAGAAGGTATGCTGTTTGGTGAGCTGCACCAACTGTTTGAGCGTATCTATACCGAAGTTTATGGTAGCATTGATCAGTATGCTGAAGAACTGCGTGCATTGCAAATTATCACACCTGCTAGCCTATCACAGTTTTCACAACTAACTTATGTTGAAGATGAAAATATGCCTGGTGATTGGCGGTCCATGCTGCAGGAGTTGCTACTAGATTCAGATATGATGGCACTAAAGTTTCAGCAGCTATTTATGGTTGCAGAACAATTTGGCGATCACGGCCTATCAAACTTCCTAGCAGATCGTCAGGACGCACACAAAAAACATTCGTGGATGTTACGCAGCTCCTTAAAGTAATGGCAAAAAATACAAACAAACGGATTCCCGTCAAACACGTTAGAGATAAAGCCAAGTCGGCTTATGAAAAGCAGGATCATTGCTATATTTGCAACACAGCTCAGGACTTGGAACTGCATCACTTGCACAGCATAACTCTCTTACTAGAGCGCTGGGCACAACGATGCGGTTACGATATTAGTACTGATGAGGGAATCTTAGCTGTCAGGGACGAGTTTATTAGTAGTCATCATGCGGAGTTATATGATCAGGTTTACACACTTTGTAATCCTCATCATGTAGCGCTTCACGGTGTGTACGGTAAGGCTCCTCAACCTGGCAGCGAACCCAAACAAGCACGCTGGATTGAAATTCAACGTGAAAAGGTTGCCAGTGGTGGTCGTGGTGTTCCTAAGCAAAGCTATGGTAGTTTCTTTAGCGAATTTATTTAGGACAAACCATGAGTTGGATTAAAAATAGTGTGGATTGGTTTCGTGAGAAGCTAAATCCAGCACAAGTTAGAATTGCACAGGCTGAGGGAACACATATTCCCACAACCTCAAAGTTTAGCTATCAACTAGCATTTAGGAATTTAGAGGTTATTAATCGTGGCGTAAACATGATTGTTAGCGCCTGTAGTAGCCTAGATTACGACATTAAAGATAAGTTGTATGAAGGTGTAGTAACTGGCGTGCGCCAAAAGCAGTTAAATACTTTGCTTAACTACAGACCTAATCCTTATCAAAGCACACAAGAATTTCGTCAAGCCATTTTTACTGACTTGATCTTGGAGGGCAACGTATTTATTCACTACGACGGTGCATTTATGTACCACTTGCCTGCACAGAACACTGAAATATTAACAGACCCTAAAACGTTTATTCGTGGCTATCGTTACAATGGCTATATCGAGTTTAAGGAGTCTGAGGTATTTCACTTTCGCGATTTAAGCTCTACTAGTATTTATCGTGGTGCTAGTAGGTTGGAAGCTGCACAACACAGTATTGACCTATTAAATTCAATGCACCAGTTTCAAACACAGTTTTTTGACAACGGTGCAGTATTTGGTTTTGTGCTTACCAGTGATAATACCTTGTCACAAGCGGCCAAGGAAAAAACAATTCAGTACTGGCTGCAACGCTACAGTGCTAAGTCGGGCGGCAAGCGTCCAGTAATCTTAGATTCAGGCCTAAAGCCACACTCTATTAGCAACGACAGTTTTAAAGACCTAGACTTTGATCAGGCAATTAAAACTCACAACGAGCTGCTACTACACGTACTAGGCGTTCCGCCACTGCTCTTAGCAGGTGGTAATAACGCTAATATTTCACCTAACCTGCGCCTATTCTATTTAGAAACAGTGCTGCCAGCAGTTAGAAAATTTATTAGTGCACTAGAACGCTACTATGGCTATGACGTAGACGCAATTACCACTAATGTAAGCGCACTGCAACCAGAACTAAAAGATATTGCTACCTACCATCAAACACTAGTAAATGGCGGTATTATTACTCCCAATGAAGCTAGAGTAGAGTTGCGGTATCCAACTATTGCAGGCAATGATGAATTAAGAATACCTGCAAATATTGCTGGTAGTGCTGTAAACCCAGCCCAAGGGGGTCGTCCCGCCTCCGGATCTGAATAACAGGGAGAATACATGGTAGATAAAAACAAACTTATTACTTTAACAAGTACTTTTACTAAGAGCAATCTACCTACCAAAGATATGAACATCGACTCGATTATGATCGAAGGCTACGCAAGTACCGCAGATGCTGATCGACAAGGTGATATCGTGCCCTCCAGTGTCTGGAAAAGTGGTATTACAAATTACTTAAATAACCCGGTAATTTTAGCCTATCACCAACACAGCGAACCAGTGGGCAGAATGGTAGACCACAGAATTGATAACCGCGGACTTTGGATTAAAGCTAGGATTTCTGCAGCAGCAGGCGAAGTATTTAATCTTATCAAAGACGGGGTTCTAAGTGCATTTAGTATCGGTTTTCGTATTATTGATGCTGAATATGACGCAGCTAAAGAGCTGTTTGTTGTTAAAGAGCTGGAGCTAACTGAAATTTCAGTTGTATCCGTACCCGCAAATCAAAACACACTATTTAGTCTTTCAAAGTCGTTTAATACGGCCGAGGAATTTAAATCTTTTAAACTGCAATTTGCGCCCAAGCAGGAATCAGCTAAAGGGCTAGAGTCCCACGTGGAAGCAAGTGGCAATACTACAAAGGAAGAATGGAACATGGATCCTAAAGAATTGGAAAAACTGTTAGCCGATACAGCTAAACAAGCCGCTGCTGAAACAGCAAAAGCAATTGCTGAATCCCAGGCTAAAGCTGCTCAAGAAAAAGCAGCTCAAGAAAAAGCTCAAGCTGATCTTGACGCACGCGTCAAGGCTGCTGTTGCACAAGTGCAAACAGTGGATACAGGTGCTGAGCGTTTGCTTGGCGAAATTGAGAAACGCATTGCTCAACAAGAAGAGTCGCATAAGTCTGCACTAGCAGGTCTTGAGGCCACACTTCGTGAAAAGGCTCATGAACTTGAGGCTATTCAAAAGTCGCGTATGCAATTTACTGACAATCGTAATGATGCTGTTAGTTATGCAGATAAAGAAAAAGCAGTCCTACTTGCTAAAATGGCTGGTAAGTCTGTTGAAGCTACTAAGTTTGGTAGCGATCTTATTCAGAAGTCCGGTGCACACTTGCCTACAGGCTTGACTGTTGGTGGCGTTGCTGGTACTACTGTTTGGGAAACAGAAGTTTCCCTGAACATGGAACAAGAAGTTCGTCGTCGCCTAGTTGTTGCGCCACTATTCCGCAACATTGCAATGAAAACTAACGTGATGACAATTCCTGTTAATCCAGAAGCAGGTGTGGCTTCGTGGGTTACTAACGCACAGTTTGGTAGCAGCAATAGTGCTGGTGGTACAACTGCTACTACTACAACTGGTGTTGGTACGCCTGGTCAGGGCAGCCCTCATGTGCTTAAAGAGATTACTCTTAACGCATACAAAGTGGCTACAAACGAGTACACAGCTTACGAAGAAGAGGAAGATAGCCTTATCGCTATTATGCCTGTGATTCGTGACGCTATGATTCGTCGCGTTGCTCGTGCTGTTGACCGCGCTTTCTTGCGTGGTACAGGTTCGGGTTCGGATCCTGTTTCTGGTCTTACCTCGTATGATTCTTCTGGCACACTGACCACAGTTTCGGCTGCTAGCGGTGTTGTTACAGTTGCTAATCTGCGTGCACTACGTAAAGGCCTTGGCGTTTGGGGCTTGGATCCAGCCGATGTTATTTACCTTGTTAACAGCGATGTTTACTACAACTTGCTGGAAGATACAACTTTCCAAACAATGAACCAAGTTGGTCCTCAGGCTACCCTGTTGACTGGTCAAATTGGTCAAATTGGTAACAGCCCTGTGCTGGTTACTGGCGAGTTTGCTGACAAGGCTCTTAACGCGTTTGGTGCTGTGGCTGTTGCTCCTAGCAACTTTGTGGTTGGTAATCAGCGTGGTCTGCGTATCGACACACAAGAGTTGGTGGAAACACAACGTCGCGTCATGGTTGCTAGTTTGCGTACCGGTATGGTTCGTGTTACTAATAACTACGGTAGCGGTGTTGCTACACTCAAGTACGCAGCTTAATCTGTTGCATACTACTGACAGGGCTGAAAGGCCCTGTCTTTTACATGGGCTTCTTGGAGTCTATGTAAAAGACAAACGAGGTAAATATGGGACTAAACTTAACAACACGGTCAGATTACAAAACCTATGCCGGAATTAAAAGTACCAATTATGATGCCGAGATTGATGCCCTTATTCCTCGCGTAAGTGATTTTGTAAAGCGTTATTGTGGTAGAACTTTTGTAGACTACTTTGTAAACGCAAAAACAGAAATTTTTGACGGCAACCTAAAGTATTTTATTTTAGCGGAAACGCCAGTTAATACAATTACTAGTGTGTCTTATAGCACTGACTATGGTCAAACCTGGACAGCACTAACGCAGTACGCAGACTGGATTAAACGTGATGACACGGTGCTGAGCTTAACTGCTGGCGGATTTCCGGTTTATACGCAAGGTTATCGTGTAATTTATACTGGTGGCTATGATGATACGCCGCAAGACTTAGAACTGGCGATCATGGACTTGATTACCTACTATCGTAAAAACGATATGAGCATACACAGTACAAAAGCACCGGGCACTAACAACGTACAAGTAGAATATATTACTACTAGTCAACTACCTGCACACATCAAGCGTATTTTAGACCAGTACAGGGCGGATTATACATAATGGCTTACTATACTCCAGATTGGATAAGAAAGCTAGTTAAACAAGATCATGAAGCTATTAAAAAAGAGATTAATAGCAAGGGTGGTGATTTTAGAAGTTATATAGACTCAGCACTACCATTTACGCTCTATATTGATATAGCACAGATTCGTAAAGAAATCTTACAGAAAGAAGCTCCTTTTATACAAGAGCTAACTAAGTTATTAGGATTAGAAAATCCTCAGCAAATTATTACTGAACTAGATAATACTTATCAAGCAGTAATCAATGACTTTATTAATAATCCTCGTTTAGTTACTATAACTAATAAAGAGCTACAACAAAAGTTTGATAACTTAAATTCTATAATTGCTAGTGATGGCGATATACGCAAAGTATTAAAACAAGAATTTAATAAAACACTGATTGTTAGCAATTTATCAAAACCAAATACTCGCGTACTAATTATTTATACAAATTTTGCTAATGTTAGTACCTCATTTGGTGTACTTTTTAAAAAGTTATTTAACTACAATGCCTTTTCTGATCTTATTGATGATAGACTTGATAGTGGAAAGGGTGCAGTACCTAGAGAAATAGTACGAGCTTTTTTAAATGGAAATTTTGGAAAACTGCAAAATATAGGTCATATTGAGGTTGATGTAATTAGTAGTAAAACTAGAGAAGTTAAGCGTGGTTTAGTAACTCCAAGATTACTACAGTCGTTATTATCTTTGCCTAAAGCACAGGCACAAAGAATAACAAGAAATTTTAGCCAAGAAACTGGTCAAGCAGAAACTAGATTAGTAATTAGAAAACTTTTTACTAAAAATAAACTAGTTTTAGAAATGATAGTTGAAAATGCCTTTTTAGTTGGAAAAATAGAGGCACAACAAGCAAACGCAATAAAATCTAAATTTGAAAGAGCCTATGAAATAGGTAAAAACTTCACGGACTTTTTAAGAAAAAATGCTAAATATCTATCAGATCTAGAAACTAGTAAAACACTAAATCAATATATAGCTGATAGTGTTTTAAGTGCAATGAAAGGTAAAACAGTACAACCTTATACTTCTAATACTAAAATAACTCAGAAAACTGATATTAGTATTAAAACAGTAAAAGTAAAACTACCTAAACCTATAGAAAGCACTAGTACTTTACCTAAACTATCAAAAACTGATAATGTTAATACAGCATTTCTTATTAGTTTACAAAACTTATTAAACTCAATGATAGTTGAAAAAGTAAAACAAAATATGGGTTCTGGTAATCGTAAAGATATTTTAAACTTGCGTACTGGTAGATTTGCTGAAAGTGTTAAAATTGAGCGCATGAGTCAGGGTCGTGAAGGAATGATTACTGCATTTTATACTTATATGCGTAATCCATATGGTACATTTAGCGAGGGCGGCCAACAGCAGCTTCCTAGATCGCGAGATCCAAAACTGCTTATAAGCAAATCAATTAGGGAAATTGCCCAAGCTAAAGTAAAGAATAGATTAAGGGCGGTACTAGTATGAGTAAAAGAACGTCTATTATAAAAGCCCTTACTGAAAAGTTTAAACTGATTAATGGTCAGCAACCTTATCAGGTTAATCTGTTTCAAAATGCATATGCTAAGTTAAAATTTTGGGACGAAGTCGAGGACTTTCCAGCAGTATACTTAACGCCTGGTACTGAAATGCGTGAGTATCATCCTGGTAACTTTGCTTGGGCATATCTAGGCATTGCAGTAAAAGTATACTGTCATGGTGAATCTAGTAGTGAACAACTAGAAAAACTGTTGGAGGATATAGAAACTTGTGTAGATGCAAATCGCCAGATTATCTATGACTCCACTAATAATTATTCTACAACTGAAATTTTAATTCAGTCGATTACCACTGACGAGGGTCTCCTAGCTCCTTATGCAGTTGGTGAGATTAACTTGCAAGTCCGATATCAGGTCGTGTAAGCAACCATGCCTAAGTACTAGCAACAGATAAATGTCTAGTTCATGTACTAAAGCATTAACAAAAAGGAAATAGAAATGGCATTTAATTTAATTCGTAACGCCAGGGTATTCTTTACTACAAAAGTTGATAGCTACGGAGTGGTTAGGGCTGGTAGTGGTGCTGGAAATACTGCGTTTGCTATTACTGATACCTATGAAATTCAGGTGTTGGATGGCCTAAGCTTTAGTCAGAATACAACAACAGAAACAATTACACTTAATGAAGCCGGTGGTACACCTAATCGTGGCCAGCGTAACTTTAACACCGCATTAGAGCCCGTTGATTTTAGCTTTAGTACTTATGTTCGTCCTCGTGATATTCAAGCAGCTGCTGGTACACGCCAAGTTAACTGTGAAGAGCGTCACTTGTGGAACGCAATGTTTAGTGCTGCTAATATTGGCGAAGCAGGTGCAGCTTGGACAGCCCCAGCTTCTGAGTCGGGTGCTAGCACAACAGTTTATGCTGGTGCTGTGCTTACAAACTCCAATAAAAACCAGTTGTTGCCCTTTGGTATGATTATCTGTATGGATGATGCAACCTTTGTGATTGATAACTGTGTTATGGACACAGCTACCATGGACTTTGGCTTGGATACAATTGCTACTATTCAGTGGGCAGGTAAGGCCAGCGCAATTCGTCAGTTTGGTAAAACCACACTAACAAACGGCAGTGGTACTGTTGCAGCAACTGCAGTTAGCAGCGATACGCTTTTTGTGGGAACAGCAGTCCTAAAAGATACGCAAGCTGCCTATTTAGCCAATAAGCTAAGCACGGTTAGCCTTGCTCAAGGAATTAGCGGTAGCACTACTAACTATAACATTGCTCTTACCGGCGGTAGCTTGACCATTGCTAATAACGTTACCTACCTAACCCCCAGCAATTTGGGCGTTGTTAATAAGCCAATTACCTACTTTACAGGTACACGTGCTATTAGTGGTAGTATTAATGCTTACTTGCGTACTGGTGCAGGCAGTGCAACAGCACTTTACAACGCGCTGCTTACAGCTAGTATTACAGACGTTAATCCAGCATACAACTTGAAATTAAGCGTTGGTGGTACATCTGCTGCTACAACTCGTGTTGATTTGCTTATGCCCGCAGTTGTGTTGCAGATTCCTACAATTGCAACGGAACAGGTTATTTCAACAACTATCGGATTTACTGCTCAAGGTTATACTGGTACCTCTTTTGATATCGGTACAGATAATGAGTTGGAAGTTCGCTACTACGTTGCTGATACCAATTATTGATTCGCAAACAAAGAAACTGGACTTAACGGTCCAGTTTCTTATCTCTTAAATATGATAGGTACATATGTCAACTTTTTCCTTAAAAACACTATTAGTTCCCTCAAAGCCGCTTGAAGTCGAGTATCCCGGAATGCCTGATTTTAAAATTCAGATTGCATTTTTATCTCGTGAGACTCTGCAAAACATTCGCAAAAAGGCTACTAAAACCGTATTTAAAAATCGTCAGCCCATTGAAGAACTTAATGACGATCTTTTCCTAGAATTATATGTCAAGGCCAGCATCAAAGGTTGGACTGGACTTAAACTTAAGTATCTGGAACAGCTTGCACCAGTGGACATTACTGGTCAAGATGCAGACGCAGAACTTGAGTACAACGAAGAAAATGCACTTCAATTAATGAAAAGCTCCAGTAACTTTGACGCGTTTATTAGCGAGCAGGTAACAGACCTGGGAAACTTTTCTACGAGCAAGTAAATAACATAAACAGTAGTCTTAGTAATTACTATCAAAATGCTGAAGTTAGTATGACTAAGGAACAGTATTTTGAAGTTTGTGAGATGATGGGCACGGAGCCTGTTGAATCTGAAATACCTATAGAAATAGAAGATTTTCCTGAACTAGTAATACAGTGTTTTTTAATATACAGAATACTGCCCGATATATGGGATACTATGAATGGTAACTATTTAGGTAAAGACTACAGTTTAATATTTAGCTTATTTAAGTTGTACAACTTAGATGAGTGCGAGCACTTGCTTGCAATCGGCTTCTTGCAAGAAATGGATGTTTGCAGAGGCAAGATTATTAGTGAAAAAATAAAAGCAAAGCTAGACAAAAAGCCCTAATAGATTTTCTACTAGGGCTTTTTTATTGCTGTAAATTTTACAGTTGACAAATTCATGCCCTTGTGTTATAATCGTTTAAAGTTATAAAAGCCTGCCTATAATTTTAGTGCAGCGCACAGTAAGTTGCTATTAGGAGACCCAATGGCTACAGAGAATACTACAAATCACGTTGTTAATGTTACCGACGAAGGTAGCACAGACAAAGTAATTAAAAAGATTGGAACGCTGCTTAGCAAAGTAGAAGCTGTTCAAGCTGCTGCTGCCAAAATTAATATGGGTGGTACTACACAAGCAGCAGCTTCACCACAGCCAACTATGGCTGCAGGTACTACTGGTAGTCGTGCTGCAGCTCAAGCCGCTAAGCCTGCTGGTATGGCTACACAACAATATAATGCACTGCGTGGAACAGCCGGAATTACCGGCGCTAGTGCTAGAGATTTTGCCAAACAGTCTGAGGGTTTGGGTGGATTAGTTCGCCTATATGCTACCTATGCTGCTAACGTATTTGCAGTAAGTGCTGCTTTTGGCGCGCT